GGTACGCTTGCGGTTGTTGCTTTCGATAGCGTAGATGTTGTCCAGTTTATAGAAGTCACCATCGGACATTATGGTGTTGAGCGCATAATTTTGCTGGTCAGCTACGGTGACAAAGGTAACAGTCTTAGAGAAATAGTGAGGAGGTGCGCACTCCACAAGAATATCCCAGAACTTGGGATAGTGGGTGTTTATCAGAGTGTTGATTTCCGTATCAGTCATATGCGTATCGCCTTCAATATCGGCGGCTTGCCTAATCCTGGTACGAATCTCTGACCTTGTGACAGTGCGCATCTATTTATCCTCAGTCGTCACAACATTTGATGAATGCCTTGAGTGCCATGGCCTTCTCTTCGGGACCAGATGCCTCTTGGTAAGCCTTGAACAGTTCAACCTGCTCTGGGCTAGCTTCATGCTCCGAAGACTCATCCATAGAGTCCTCAGAGTCATCAGACTCCAAATCAATGGACACTGAGGGCGTTTTCTTGCCCTTGAGTCCCTTGAGCGCCTCGCTAATATCGGAAGCCATTAGCCGATACTCGCATCAGACTGCGCAAAAGTAAACTCAAGGTAAACCTTTGTGCCACTGGTTGACGGGGGATTGGCCAGAGTTGGCGTAGCTAGGTCCCAAAACTCAATACGAAGAGTCTTCGCAGACTGACTGAGCGACAGGAAGTTGGCCTTGACGGTGAGCGGGGCGACAGTGGCTACGGTGTTGACAACCCCGAAAACTCCAAGCAACTTGCCGGGCTGCTCCGAGAAAGTGACGTCGAAGGTGCCAGACGAAACGTAAACAACTGAGACAATGCCTTGCGCATAGTCCGCCGCCATGGTTGCGCCTGCATTACCGGTGAATAGACCAGATACTTTGGTGACATCTCGGATACTACATCCGATAGGCCCCCTAGATACTGCTTGCTGTGACATGATAAAATCCTTTCTTTGGTACCGAAAGGAGGCCGCACTTTACGGCCCCCAGTCGGAATTGTTATTAGAGACCGAAGTTATAGATTCTACCCTGAGCAGCAGGGTTGGTCAGCTTGATGGCGCCGTAGAACTTCCAGCGAGCCTCGATGGCGTCGTCGTTGTAAACCCGAAGGTACTCCGAGCCGTCTTTCTTCTCAAGGTGGGGAGCCGCACCAAGCGACCAGAGTTGCCAGTCCTTCTTACGGAGGACGTAGGCAGTGTTGAGCGGGCAGTACGGGTCACTGAGAACCTTGAGCACTCCACCTTCGGTTTCGAAGACGTCAATGTTGTTACCAACGTTCGTCTTGCTGGACTCCGTACGGTTGTAGTAAACCTTACCACCAACTGAACGCTTCATCTGAGCCAAGCGAATCGGGTTAGCGACCAGCGTATCTGGCGTACCGACACCTTGGAAAGCAATCTTGGAAGTGATGTCCAAGACAACGTCTTCCATCGCTTGACCTGTGCCGTCAACCGCTTGACCGGCCAAACGGGCCGGGTCAGTCGTACGGGTAAGGCCGTAGAGCGCAGTCGGTGTCGCTCCACCCTCAACGTAGGAAGCGAGACCACTGAACTGGCTATTCGTTGACGAAGAGCAGGCAAAGCCGTATCGGGTAACGTAGTCGCCAGATGCACCAGCAGACGCTCCAGAGAACGCAGCGCTGATGACAACAGTGCGGTTTACTCGGTCAATGGACGTAATGTACGCTCCACCAACTGCATCCGTACGGGTGGTCGGGTTGTTGGTGGCGTCCGAGACAAGGCTAATGCGCATGCCGTTTTCGAGCCAGTTCATATTCGACGCTGACGTAAACGTAAGGGTCGTCGTATTGCTGGTACCTGTCGTCTGAACCAGGGTAACCGTACCGTTGTTGTACATGGCAACCGAGATGTCTTTGACAAGCGTCTGAGCGACACCGTTGACTTCATTCGACAGAAGGTCAACCAATGCACCGTCCGTACGAACAGCCGCCTCGAGAGCTTCGCCGTCAATGTTGACGTAACCGAACATCTTGTTACGGGTCAACAGGAAGCGGTTGAACGTAGAGGTGCCAAGAGCCAGGATTGCGTTAGCAATGCTGTTTGAGACACCTTGCGGGTTCTGGGTCTTGAGAGCAACAACTGCTCCGAGGGTATTGTCGTAACCCTTGAAGTCGGTCGCTTTCGACATCGCATTGTAAAGCTTGTACTCTTCGTTGATGAGACTGGGAACGGTACCTTCCGGGTACAGAACCTTCATTACCGCATTGACTGCGGTCGTAGTTGATTTACCAGTAGCCATTTTGATTAGTCCTTATGAATAAATTCTTTAGTGCTCAGTCCTCGTCGAGCACTGTGACGCTCCTACGGAAAAGCTTGCTTTCAATTGCCTTGGCAGCTGCGTACCTATCTTCGAAGGAATCTCCTTCAGGCTTTACCGTCGCTCGCTCTGTCAATTGCTGCTTGGACACACCCGTAGGGAGTTTGCCCTTTACGCCTTGGCTTCCATACGAACGTAGTGCCCAAGTCTGGCTTGCATGCGCTCATCTATGGGCCTGGCATCTGGCGTATTGGCCATGAGCTAATCTCAGAGACTGAAGCTAACATCACCATCGACGTCGTTAGCCCGATGGACTTCTGGGTCGACCCGGTTGATGCGATGTACGGCAAGCCACAGTCCTGCTACCAACGAACCAAGGTAGACCGGGGAACTCTGCTAGAGCAGATGTGCAACGGAGAGGATGACACCCTCTACGGAACTGAAGCTGAGCGTAGGTCGTATATCGAATCAGCAGACGGCGCTCACCTGGACCCGGACTACAGCGTTCCATTGTCTCTGGACCTGGACCAAATATATCTGTACGAAGCCTGGCACAAGCCTACCCCGATGGGCAAGGGTGGCAGGTACTGTGTATGGACGTCATCCGGCATGCTGATTGACAGGGAGTATACCCAAAAGGAATTCCCTCACATCATGCTGGGTATGATGCCTCCTCCTGAAGGCTACTACTCAGACTCAATGGTGGCTCGCCTAGCCCCAGGCCAGAGAGCGTACGATGAGACCACCAACCGCATCAATGACTCACATCGATTGATGGGAAGTCCCAAGATTCTCCTTCGAAACGCCAGCGGTATCAAGAAGACCTTTATCGACGATGAAGTAGGTTCCGTTCTAGAGTGTGATGACCTAGACGGCATCAGGTTCTTTACCCCTCAACCCATCAACGGGGATGCCTACAGCTTCCAACAGAACATTGCCCAGACGATGCTCGGTATCGCTCGGGTGTCTCAGTATACCGTCAACGCACAATTGCCAACTCAGCTAAGGGAGGCATCAGGTGTCGCTCTCGAGAACTGGCAAGACTCAGAGTCTGCTGCGTACGCTATGTTCCATCGGTCATACGAAGCTGCTGTTATTAGCACTATGGACCGCATTATCGATGAGGCCTGCTGGCTGGATGATTGCGGTATTACAGTCCAGGCAAAGAGCGACCATAAGAACTTCATCCAGACCATCAACTTCAAAGATGCACGGATGGACCGGAAAGACTTCAAGCTGAAGGTTCTTCCGGTTAGCTCGCTCAGTCGAACGTTTACGGGCAAGGTCAACCAGCTTACCCAGTTGCTCGAGCAGGGCGCCATTACGATGAGCACCTACCGACGCTTGCTCGAGGTTCCCGACGTTGAAGCCGAGAACGACATGGATACTGCCGATGAGGAAATCATCGACAAGAACCTTTCTTACATGCTGGAGAAGCAAATCTATCTGGCTCCACTGGCATTCGACAACTTTGAATTGATTCTCAAAAGGGGAACTCAATTTATCAACAAGTGCCGGGTGACTGGCATTGAAGAGTCTTTGCTTGAAATAATTTCCCAGTACATCAACGAAGCCTCTAGGAAGCTCGACGATATCAAGGCGTCCCAGCAACCACCGGCTCCCCAACCAGCCCTACCAGGGCCACCTCCTCCAGGAATGCCTCCAGAGGAAATGGGTTTACCGCCTGATATGGGAATGCCTCCGGGCATGCCCCCTGTCGGTATGCCTCCACAATAAGGAGTTTGAATTTTGAGCGACGAATCACTGCCATCAGTTACCCCACAGGGCGAAGTCTTCTCTGCCGATACGGTTGCCGCCGCTAAGGAGGCCGCCAAGGTTGCCGTTCAGGCGTTTGCTGCAGAAGAAGAGGGGGAGTCGGTCGATAGCGATTCCTCTGATACGGAATTAGACCTGGACCAAACCCTTACCGGGGACACTGATTCTGATGAGAGCGCTGAACCGGTTGTAGCTGCACCCACTGAAACTACTAAGTCCAAAATCTCTCGCCTGATGAAGGAACGGGAGAAGGCTTACCAGGTTCGGCAGGAGATTGAGGGCAAGGCTAAGGCTCAATTCGAACAAGCCAACCAGCTGAAGGCCCAGTACGAGCAAGGGCTTCGTCAACTTCAAGAGCAAGCCCAGTGGCTTCAGCAATTGAAGCAGAATCCAATGGAGGCACTCAGTAAAGCTGGGTACTCACCACAAGAACTGGCGGCCCGTATGGCCCTGGAAGGCACTCCTGAAGGGGAAGCTATCAAGAGCCAGGACAGGGCATCTAGAGAGCTTCAAGAACTCCGACAGTGGAAAGACCAATTCGAGCAAAATCTACAGAAGCAACAGGAGGAATTCTCCGCTCGCCAGGAACAAGAGCGCCGACAGAACATTCTCAGCTCTTATACGTCTGAAGCAACCAACGCTGAGAAGTATCCACATCTAAACGACCTATACGCTGACGACCAACATATCTTAGTTGAAATGGGCCACAGGGTGGCTGACTTGTATCGCTCCGCTACCGGCAAGAATCCGACTAGGGAGCAAATCTGCGAATATCTTGAAGAGAAGGCAGCCGAGAAGGCTCAAAAACTTGCGCAAAAGGCGAGCGGCAAGTCGGGTAAACCCCAAGGCGTAAAGGGCAAACTCCCTACGGGTGTGTCCAAGCAGCAATTGACAGAGCGAGCGACGGTAAAGCCTGAAGGAGATTCCTTCGAAGATAGGTACGCAGCTGCCAAGACAATTGAAAGCAAGCTTTTCCG